GTAAAAGTGTATCCTGGCGCAAAACTCTGGAATTACCAAGTTTCAAAACATGAACCAGGAGAACCACTCCTCCAAACAGGAGGAACAGCGTACTAAGGATTTAGAAAAAAAAGTTAGACAGTTAGAAAGAATTATAGATATGACTATAAAGACAAGAGATCATGATCTCAAATTTGGAAAGTATGAAATGATGTAGGAGGTTATCATGTCAGACAACATTTATTTGGGTAATCCCAATCTGAAAAGGGCAAATGTAGAACAACAATTTAGTAAAGAACAAGTTCTTGAATTCTATGCTTGTAGAAATGATCCCATTTATTTTGCAGAAAAGTATGTAAAGATTGTGAGTCTTGATGAAGGTCTGACAGCATTTAAACCTTATCACTTTCAAAAGAAGTTAATTAGAAATTTCCATGAGAACAGATTCAATATCTGTAAGATGCCCAGACAGACTGGTAAATCTACCACCTGTGTGGCGTATCTACTACACTATGTCGTTTTTAATGATAGTGTCAATGTAGGTATACTAGCTAACAAAGCAGCGACTGCTAGAGAATTATTAGGTAGATTACAAACTGCATATGAAAATTTACCCAAGTGGATGCAACAGGGTATCATAGCATGGAACAGGGGTAGTCTAGAATTGGAGAATGGTTCTAAGATTCTTGCTGCTTCTACATCAGCATCTGCTGTTAGGGGTATGTCATTCAACATTCTGTTCTTGGATGAATTTGCATTTGTTCCTAACCACATCGCTGACTCATTCTTCAGTTCAGTTTATCCTACTATTACCTCAGGTAAGAGCACTAAAGTTATCATAGTCTCCACACCTCATGGTATGAACCACTTCTATAGGTTGTGGCATGATGCAGAGAAAGGAAAGAATGAATATGTCCCTACAGATGTGCATTGGAGTGAAGTGCCTGGTAGGGATGAGAAGTGGAGAAAATCAACTATTGCCAATACATCAGAACAACAGTTCAAGGTTGAGTTTGAATGCGAATTCTTAGGATCTGTTGATACTCTCATATCTCCCAGTAAATTAAGAGTATTAGTATATGATGAACCAAAAACTAGAAGTGCTGGATTGGATGTATATGAGGTATCTCAACCAGAACATGACTATGTTCTGACAGTAGACGTAGCAAGAGGAGTTGGAGGAGACTACTCTGCTTTTGTGGTTATTGATATTACAGAGTTCCCTCATAGAGTAGTAGCAAAGTATAGAAATAATGAAATCAAACCCATGCTGTTCCCTAATATTATATGGGAAGTGGCAAAGAGTTATAATGATGGATTTATACTATGTGAGGTAAATGATGTAGGAGATCAGGTTGCTGCTATTCTTAATTTTGATTTAGAGTATGAAAATTTATTGATGTGTTCTATGAGGGGTAGAGCAGGTCAAATTGTAGGGCAAGGATTCTCTGGTAAGAAGACACAACTAGGTGTCAAGATGTCTAAGACAGTGAAGAAAGTTGGTGCTCTTAACTTAAAGACTTTGATAGAGGAGGATAAACTTTCATTTAAAGACTATGAGATATTAAGCGAATTAACTACCTTTATCCAAAAACATAATTCATTTGAGGCAGAGGAGGGATGTAATGATGACCTTGCTATGTGTCTTGTGATATATGCATGGTTAGTAGCACAAGATTACTTTAAGGAACTCACTGACCAAGATGTAAGAAAAAGATTATATGAAGAACAGAAGAATCAAATAGAACAAGACATGTCTCCATTTGGTTTTATTATGGATGGTTTAGATGATGATAGTTTTGTAGATGCAGAGGGTGATACTTGGAAATTAGATAATGGATCTTTAGAATTAGATAGATTAGCAGGAACACCAGGTAATTGGAATACAGATGAATATGGTGATAGGTCATACATGTGGGAATATAGATAGTTGGAATTAGATAAACAAATAAAATTAGGACATCTTTTACTTTCTGATAGGAAGTGCAGAGTATGTGGTGAAACTAAAAATTTAATAGATGGATTTTATTTGACACGTAAGGATAGAGGAACGTTAGCATCTGCTTATTCATATGAATGTAAGATATGTACAATTAGAAGAATTGTAGATAGTAGGAAAAAAATAAACCCCCATACAGATTGGAATTATCCAGATTGGTGATGTTCATGGATTGTTTCCCCAATGAAAACATTCAAAACAATAAATATTTTCAGATAAACTGAGACGAGGCTAGACGACATGGCGACTCCACAATTATCTCCTGGAGTATTAGTAAGGGAGGTGGATCTGACTGTAGGGAGAGCAGAAAATGTATTAGATAATATTGGAGCCATCGCTGGTCCATTTGAGATAGGACCAATTGATGAAGCTACTGACATCACTACAGAGCAACAATTAATCAACACATTTGGAAAACCAATTTCTACTGATGCTCAGTATGAATATTGGATGAGTGCTGCTTCATTCCTATCTTATGGTGGAGTTCTTAAAGTTGTAAGGACTGATGATGATGACCTAGTTAATGCTAATGGTAGCAGAGATCATCAAACACAGGTTACTGATCTTAAGATCAAGAACTATGATGACTATGTGGCAAACTATGCTGGTGTAGGTCAGACATTTGGTTATGCTGCTAAGACACCTGGTACTTGGGCAAACAATCTTAAAGTTTGTGTTATTGATAACTTTGCAGATCAACAACTAGGAATAGGAACCACTGCTGGTATTGCTGTTGGTCAAGGTGTTACAGTTTCACTTACCAACCAAGTTGTTGCTGGTTCTGGTGATACTTCAAACTTCACTGGACATCTTAAAGGTATTGTTACTGGTATTGGAGCAACAACTGTTGATGTTAAAATAACTCAAAGGGTTACTACTGCTGGTGTATCTACTGATGTTACCTATGCTCAAGGCGATCAAGCAAGATCTTTCCTAGCAGGTAATGATGTATCATTTATAAATTCATCTGCTGTAGGAGTTGCCACAATATCACTAGTTGGAGGTAACTATGCTAAAGACTGGTATGATCAGCAAACATTGGGTCTTACCAACTCTACTGTTTTTTGGAAATCTATTTCTCCTAGACCACTTACCACACAGTGGGCAGAAGATAGATCATCTAAGAATGATGGTATCCATGTGGTAGTTGTAGATGATCTTGGAGATGTAACAGGAATACAGGGTAATATTTTAGAGAAGAATTTAAATTTATCTAAGGCATCTGATGCAGTTTCTGCTGAAAATGCACCACAGAAAATATACTATAAAGATTTCATAGCAGATTCCTCAGAATATGTTTATGCTGGTGATGATCCTTCTGATGGTTCAGATGGATTTAAAGCTGCATCTGGTTTTAGTTCTGGATATACACCTATTACTGCTGCTTCTGGTGGTTGGAATAGAAATGCACAGGGTATTACTTTCAATGTTATTGGAAATGACACCTACACATTAGTTGCTGGTAAAGATTACTCTGCTACTGGTGGATTCACAGCAACCCTTGGTAATCTAATTACATCTTACAACTTATTCAAGAATAAGGATGAGATAGCAGTTGATTTCTTAATTGGTGGTCCTGGTCTAGCTGATAAGGCACAATCACAAGCAAAAGCTGGTAGATTGATCTCAATAGCTGGTGGAAGAAAAGATTGCATGGCAGTCATTTCTCCTCATAGAGCAGATGTTGTAGATGTAACTAATGCAGATACACAGACTGATAATATAATTAAATTCTACAGTTCTTTAGGATCTTCATCATATGCAGTATTTGATACTGGATACAAATATACATTTGATAGATTCAATAATAAATTTAGATTCATCCCAACCAACGCTGATGTTGCTGGATTGATGGTTAGAACTGCTGTTAATTCATTCCCTTGGTTCTCACCTGCTGGACAGCAGAGAGGAGTCTTGAACAATGCAATTAAACTTGCATATAATCCAGATAAAGCACAAAGAGATCAACTTTATCCACTAAGAATTAACTCTATAGTTAATCAACCTGGTGTTGGTATCATGCTCTTTGGTGATAAGACTGCACTAGGATTTGCTTCTGCATTTGATAGAATCAATGTTAGAAGGTTATTCCTAACAATTGAACAATCACTACAGAAAGCAGCAGAAGCACAACTCTTTGAACTCAATGATCAGGTCACAAGAGCAAACTTTGTTAACATTGTTGAACCATTCCTAAGGGATGTGGAAGCAAAGAGGGGACTAAATGGTTTCCTAGTTATTTGTGATGAAACAAACAACACTCCTGATGTGATTGATAATAATGAATTTAGAGCAGACATCTTCTTGAAGCCTGCCAAATCAATCAACTATGTTACTCTTACATTTGTTGCCACCAGAACTGGTGTTAGCTTTGAAGAAGTAGCTGGTAGAGTTTAACTTATCATATCTAAATAACCAAAGGAGATTCTAAAAAATGGCAACAATCCCACAGAGAACTATTTCTCAATTTAAATCCAAACTGATTGGTGGTGGTACTCGCCCCAATCTGTTTGAGGTGCAAGTTAACTTTCCTGATGGAGTAAACCTAGCCATACAGGGTGATGGTGATGGTCAATTTGATGGAGATAGATTTAGATTTTTATGTAAAGCAGCTCAATTACCTGCATCAAATGTAGGTGTATTAGAAGTTCCTTTTAGAGGACGTGTGATGAAAGTTGCTGGTGATAGAACATTTGATCCATGGACTGTTACAGTAATCAATGATCAAGATTTTGGTCATTACAGAGCATTCCAAGCATGGGCACAGAATATTGCTCAGTATGCTGATTCATCAGGTTTAACTGATCCATCATCATACATGGGTCAAGCAACTGTCTACCAACTTGGTAGAAATGTTTCTAGTCAGCAAGCTGTTGGTAGTCCTGCTACTGATAGTAATATTCTTGCACAGTATAAGTTTGTAGATATTTTCCCATCTGCAATTTCTGCTATTGATTTATCATATGATACAGCTGATTCAATAGAAGAGTTTACAGTTGACTTCCAAGTACAATACTGGTTCCCTGAGGCAGCAGGTTCTGGAGCTTAATAAATAAACATATAAGGTTAACTTTTAATAATGGCAAGGTTATTTGGATTTTCAATAGAGGATACTGAAGAGATATCACCCAGTGTGGTATCTCCAGTTCCTGAAAATAATGCAGATGGATCTGACCACTACTTGACTAGTGGTTTTTTTGGGTCATATGTAGATATTGAGGGCGTTTATAGAACAGAATTTGATTTAATAAAAAGATATAGAGAGATGGCACTCCAACCAGAGTGTGATAGTGCTATTGAAGATATTGTAAGTGAAGCACTAGTATCAGATACTAATGATTCTCCAGTAGAAATTGAGTTATCTAATCTCAATGCAAGTGATGGCATTAAAAAAAGAATTAGAGAAGAATTTAAAGCAGTAAAAGATCTATTAGATTTTGATAAGAAAGCACATGAGATATATCGTAATTGGTATATAGATGGTAGATTATACTATCATAAAGTAATTGATTTAAAGAAACCAGAAGAAGGAATAGTTGAACTAAGATATGTTGACTCAATGAAAATGCGTTATGTGAGACAACAGAAGAAACCAAAGAATGATATTAGAATAGCAAATATCAATAATGACAATCCCATGGAATATGAGTTTCCTGAGATTGAAGAATATTTTATATACAGTCCTAAATCAAGTTATCCTTCACAAATGCCATCAGCTATGACTGGTGGTAATAAAGGAATTAAATTTACTAGAGACTCTGTTGCATATTGCACTAGTGGTTTAGTTGATAGAAATAAAGGATCAACTTTATCATACTTACATAAAGCAATCAAAGCAGTCAATCAACTTAGAATGATTGAAGATAGTCTTGTTATATACAGACTATCAAGAGCACCAGAAAGAAGAATATTCTATATTGATGTAGGTAATTTACCAAAAATTAAGGCAGAACAATACCTCAGAGATGTGATGATGAGGTATAGGAACAAGTTAGTATATAATGCTGACACTGGTGAGATCAAAGATGATAAGAAATATATGTCTATGTTGGAAGATTTTTGGCTTCCACGTAGAGAAGGTGGTAGAGGAACTGAGATTACTACACTACCAGGTGGACAAAACTTAGGTGAGATTACTGATATTAAGTATTTCCAAGAGAAATTATATAAGTCATTGAATGTACCTCCTACTAGAATAGGTGGAGATGGTGGTTTTAATTTAGGAAGATCATCAGAAATCCTAAGAGATGAAGTTAAATTCAGTAAGTTTGTTGGTAGATTAAGAAAGAGATTTTCTAATCTATTCAATGATATTCTCAAGACTCAATTACTCCTTAAGAATGTAATTACCCCAGAAGACTGGGATATTATGAGTGAGCATATTCAATATGACTTCCTCTATGATAACCATTTTGCAGAACTAAAAGATTCTGAATTAATGGCAGAAAGACTAACTATGGTAGCATCTGCTGAACCATATGTTGGTAGATACTTCTCTCAAGATTATCTAAGACGTAAGATTCTTCGTCAGACTGATGAAGAAATTCTTGAACAGGATAAGTTGATGAAGAAAGAGATTGCTGATGGAGTAGTTCCTGATCCAGCAATGATGATGGACCCAACTATGGGAGTAGAGGGACAAACATCAATGGGTGGTGAAATGGGTCAAGTTCCTACTGAACCTGGTGTAGAAGATACCACCAAAACTAAGATGGAAATGCCTAAGGGTGGAGAAATCTAATAAATAAATTGTAAAGATTTTAAAACAATGGATGAATTAATGGATATGATCACCAAAGACGAGAGTCCTTCTGGTATCAGTGACGCTATTAAAGATGCTCTTTATGCAAAGTCAGCAGAAAAAATAGGTGCTCATAAAGATGCTGTAGCATCATCACTTTTTGGATCTCCTGAAGATCAAGAAGAAGTTGATGATGTAGTTTCAGATGCCTCAGATAGAATTTCAGGCGCAGATGAGAATGGGGAAGTAGAGGATGAGGAATAATTATAAATAAATAAAATGATTCTGTATAAAGAGAATGACGCTTAGGACAGTTGGAGCAGGAACTTCAATAACTACAGGTGCAGCATCTCAGCAGTCTATTCCAATATCTGGTAAATCTACTGCAATTAGAGTGGTTGCCACTGGACAAAATACACATGTCGCTATTGGAACTGAACCTACTGCAGCTGTAACTGATTTTGTAGTGCCAAAAGATAGTGCTGCTACTTTGGGATTTACTAATACATCTGCTAGGGTGGTTAGTTATACTAAAGGATCAACCACTATATTGGATTTTCCAGAGGGAACATCATCTCCTTTTGGAGTGGGTGATTATGTAAGTTTAAGTTGCTCAACTCAAACTGATTTTGACTTTACTCATAAGAGAGTGAAGACTGTATATAATAAAGCTAGCACTGCAAATAGAGGATTAGGAGAAAACTTTTTTGGTCAAAGAATCATAGTTGAACACAATAGTGGTTCAGTTAGTGGTACTTTTAATGATCCAGATGCAACTTTGAGAGCATCTTTTAAAGTTGCTGCTAGGACTGATAGTGGATCTGGTAAATTATACATTCAACAAGTTCAAATTTCAGGAGACGCATAACATGAAACTCATTAGAGAAGAAATCGAATCTGTTGAATTTATAGTTGAAAACAGAGGAGGTAAAAAACAACTCTACATTGAAGGAGTTTTTCTTCAAGGAAACATAAAGAACAGAAATGGTCGTATGTATCCAATGGAAACTCTTAGAAGAGAAGTTTCTCGTTATAATGAAAATCATGTAACATCAGGAAGAGCACTTGGAGAACTGGGACATCCAGAAGGTCC